TACTACTATAGTCTTTACTAAGAAGGACGGCACAGAACGAACTATGACTTGTACAACTAAGCCAGAGCTTGTTCCTGCCGAATCTATCGTAGAAGGCGTGGAGAAAAAGGAAAAGAAAGTCAACGAAGAAGTTATCCCAGTCTACGATTTAGATGCTAAAGGATGGCGTAGCTTTCGGTGGGATTCAGTTAAACAAGTAAGGTTTACATTATAATGAGACAATATGTAGAAGATACCTGTGAAGTTCTATGTGAAGATAACGGGCGTAAAATGGTTGCAGATCTTTTGAGCTTTCGAGAGCATGATCATCTTGCGGTTAGTTTAGAAAAACAGTTAAAATTAGAAATGCGGTGGAACGGCCAAATCTATGAAGGCAAGATGGGACGTTTAAGTTTTACATCAGACGGCCCTCTAGTTCGAAACGTTAAACAAGGCAGAAGATGAAAATCGGATTAAGTTATAGTCGTTGCGTTCGTGATATTGTTGACGGCGTAGTAGACATTGCCGATGTGTTGGTCATTATCAGTCGTACAGATTTTGATCCGCATGACAATGAACAATGGCAGGGTATTTGGCAAGGATATCATCAGCGTGGCGGTTGGAGTAATCCCGAATGGGGCCACTATGCAGAGGAAGATGAAGACCGCTTTCGTTCAGTAAGCATTGAACTTTGGGAGACTGGTAAGTTACATCAGCCTCGCAAGTTTGGTGCTCACCCTAGTCGCCGTCCGGAAATTTGGCTAGAAGCTGTATTGCCTAGCAGTGAATTAAAAAAGAACCCTGCGGCTAAAATTGCTTGGGACAAGTTCCAGACAGTTGCAGGTTTAACAAATGTAAATTTAGATAAGGATTATCAATAATGCCAAATTTAGTACCAATGGTAATTGAGCAAGAGGCTCGTGGAGAACGCAGTTATGACATTTATAGTCGACTGCTCAAAGATCGTATTGTTATGTTGGATACAGATGTCAACGAACACTCTGCTAGTTTGCTTGTAGCACAGTTGCTATTTTTAGAAAGTCAAGGCAATGAAGATATCACATTCTTTATTAACAGCCCCGGAGGTGTAGTTACTGCTGGTATGGCTATCTACGATACCATGCAGTTTATTAAACCAGATGTGTGTACTGTAGTTATGGGCCAGGCCTGTAGTATGGGCAGTTTGCTAGCTACAGCGGGTGCGGCAGGTAAGCGTAAAATGCTCCCTAATGCTCGCCACATGATTCATCAGCCGAGTGGTGGTGCTCGCGGCCAAGCTACAGACATGGAGATCCAAGTCAAAGAGATTTTGATTATGAAGAAAAATCTAACTCAAATCTATGTAAATCACAATAGCAAGGATAAAACTTTTAATGAGTTTTATGCGGCAATGGAACGTGATAACTTTATGAGTGCGCAAGAGGCTTTAGAGTTTGGGTTAATTGACGAAATCATTACAAAACGACCATGATAAACAATATTATAATTTTAGATGACGTTGTTAGTGTGCCGTATCAAGATGCGATCGAAGCAGCGGTAATGGCTCCGGATCTACCTTGGTACTATAAACCAGTGTTAACTAAGCCTGTAAAAAATGAAATAGTTCAAGATAATGATAGTCCTGGGTGGTTTCATGGATTTTTTAGTACAGATGACGGAGGTCCTACTAGTCCGTTGTCATCAATATTATTACCGTTAATGTACGAAGGTCTTGGAAAAGCCGGACACTATCCTAAAAATTATTTTAACGGTAGGCTTTTTATGATGCAGCCAAGATTTAAAAATTCTCCCGATATTGACAACTGGATATGGCATATTGACAAAAAAATCAAACATTTAGTATGTCTGTATTATGCTAATAATTCTTCCGGACCAACTATTATTTCAGACGCAATATATGGCAAAAATAAGTTTGATCAATTTTTAGAAAATGTAGATTTGCCTGTACTGCAAAAAATAGAACCAAAAAAAGGTAGAATGGTTATATTTGACGGGTATAGATATCACGCTGCATCTAATCCTGAAACAGGTAGACGAATAGTTATTAATTTTAATGTAGCTATATAATTGCTGATAAAGTTATCTCGGAATGCCCATAATTAAAACTTAGATAGATCTAATATACGTTGTAACTCTAGGGATTCTTTTATTCCTAGCTTTGCCATAGCGGTACGAGTTTCTGGACCCATTTTTCCATCGGCACCATGTTTGGGCAATGCGTTAGGATCTTTAGCCAGTATTCGATCTTGTAGAGCTTTTACTTTGGGATCAGTGTTGTTTGATCCTACTTTGTTAGTAGCTTTATATTTTGGATTATTTTCGTATTCCCAACGAGGGCTAGTACTACTTCCGGCACCTGAGGTATTTGCCCATGCATCGTATTCTGCTTGAGGCAAAGACTTTAACCATTGATTTAAAGTTCCTTGATCTGCTATCTTTCCATTTTTATCAACAAATCTGTTGACTATAGTACCCATTCGATCATCACCTATTTGGGGACTCATAACACCACCATTATCTACAGGTTGCCACCATATTGTTTTTACTGGATTAAACGGCAAGTCTGTTGCTGGTGATGGTCTAAGCAAATACCAAGTTCCGGGAGCAGTTGAATCTGGGCTCGGAACTTCCTGATAATTACCTTTAGGAGGTGCAACTGCCTTTCCCCCAGACCCTGAAAATTGATTCCATCCAGAAGGAACAGTGTCGTATTCATTTATTTGAATGGTTTCAGCTAGATAATCTTTAAAAGTTTTCATAGTAATATTTATATTAAGCAACATCATTTTTAAAAATATCAATAAAGTGCGCAGTTAATGGTACTAGACACTACACTTAAATATTTAAAATAGGAGAGTGGTGTGTCTAGGAAACCATTTAATTGGGCGTTATTGGACAGAGATAATTTGTACACTATGATGTACGAGTTAAAGCCTTTTGTAGTGGGCAAGCGTCTTGCCATTAAAACCTTACAAAAATTACTAAGTGATCATCTCAAATGGCATCTTCCTATTAGAGTTAGACTGAAACGTGATCCTACACACGATAAGGGCATTGTTTATATCGGCGGCGTATACTATGCTCATTATGATCAAGAAGAACGTAACCAGATCGAAATAAATTTTAGTTATAGATCCACTAGCTCTGAAATTAAACTTTCAGACAGTCGATGGGATAGAATGTGCAGATTATTTGCAGATACTATCTTACACGAGATTGTACATATGAGACAATATCGTACTAGACAGTTCAAAGATATTCCCGGATATCAAAGTACAGCCTACTATGCTAGAGATCGTAAAGAGCAAGAATACTACGGTCATAAAGATGAAATGGGCGCATTTGCTTTTAATATTGCCTGTGAGTTACATGACAAATTTGGCAACAATTTTGACGCAGCCAAACACTACTTAGACAACAATCTATCCAAACGTGCTAAAAAATCCTGCTGGCACAAGTACATGAAAACATTTGATTGGAACCATAACCATCCAGTTATACGCTCTATGAAAAAGAAAATCATTAGAAACTTACCCTATGCCCAAATTGGCAAGCCATTTAAAACTCCAGACCACTTGACTTATTAACTGCTAGACTGTATAATATATACATTAAACAGCAGAAAGGTCTAGTATGCATGATCCGTGCCAAAATGTAATTTCCACCCTTGAAGATCACAATAGTCGTTTGGACAAAGAAGCCATTATTTTGGCTCAAGCAGAAGCAGGTAATAAAGAGTTCTTTGAAGGTGCCAGGCTTGCATTAGACCCTATGATCACATTTGGATTGAAACAGATCCCGGAGAAAAAAGATGAAGATGGTTCTGGTTTGGATTGGGATAGTTTTAGCCTCATTATCACTGGCTTTGTTAATCGCTCACTCACAGGCAACCTTGCTCGTGACACCGTTGCTAAAATGATGGCTAGTGCCACCAAGGCGCAATGGAATGGGTGGTATCGACGCATACTGATTAAAGACCTGCGATGCGGCACAAGTGAAAAAACTATCAACAAAGTTGTAGAAAAGAAATATGCTGATTACATTATACCTATTTTTAGTTGTCAGCTTGCTCATGATAGTGCTAATCATGAATCGAAAGTATCTGGAAAGAAACTTATCGAAGTTAAACTCGACGGTGTCCGTGTTATCACTATTGTCCGTACAGACGGGCGTGTTGATATGTTTAGCCGCAACGGTAAAGAGCTTGCTAACTTTCCACATGTGACTGAACAAATCAGTGCAGTGGTTAAGAAAACTCCTCCGCCTTATGATATCGTGCTTGACGGTGAAATTATGTCTAGTAGTTTCCAGGATCTAATGACGCAGGTGCATAGAAAGAGTGACGTTAAAGCCAATGATGCTATCCTAAACTTGTTCGACATGTGTCCACTTGATGACTTTGAACTAGGCAGCTGGGGTAAAAGCCAGACAGTTCGCAGCCAAATGGTGCAGGCATGGGTTGAACAGAATCACACAGACTTGCCTAATGTCACTTGTCTTGCTAACGAGCTAGTTGATTTGGACACAGCTGAAGGTCAGTTGCGTTACAAAGAAATTAACGCACAGGCAGTTGCTGGTGGCTATGAAGGTATTATGATCAAAGATCCAGAAGCTGGATACGAATGTAAACGTTCAGTAGCTTGGCTCAAATTAAAGCCATTTATTGAAGTATCATTGGAGGTAGTAGATGTCGAAGAAGGAACAGGACGAAACATTGGACGGCTTGGAGCGATTGTATGCCAAGGAGTCGACGATGGAAAAACTATCCAAGTCAATGTGGGCAGTGGGTTTAGTGATAGTGATCGCGATATTTTTTGGACTTCACGCGATTCCCTACTTGGCCAGGTCGTGGAAGTGCGAGCAGATGCCGTCACCCAAAACCAAGACGGAACATACAGTCTGCGATTTCCAAGGTTCCTACGGTTCCGTGGATTCCAAGTAGGAGAGAAACTTTGAAGATAAGTACTAGAACAAGTAATATTAGAACCATACGACATGGTGATGCTAAATTCATGCTTCAGGACGGTCTTGTAATATGCCCTAGGGCAGGATTTGAAATCAACGACAAGTGCCCTAGAGAGTATAAGATGATTATTTCGGAATGTATTAATAACGGATGGATTAAACCGGTAGCACATGTTTATGGTAAAGAATTAACAATGGATGCACTAAGATGAAAATTGAAGTAGATCAAATATGGGGTGCCGGAAACGGAACAGAATTCCATATAGACTATATTAGAGAAACTGAAGAAGGTCGTTGGGTACATTATACCAATACATTTACTCAACAAACATACAGTTGTCTAGAGCCAGCATTTAGACAACGTTTTACACCAATTATTAACCGTCATTAAGGAGACTATTATGTTTGGAACAACTTATACAGGTGGAATGTCATATCGTTCTGCTAGCGAAATTAATTCAGCAATGGGCCGTGTTTACGGACACATGAGTCTTGCTGTTATTGTATCAATGATTGTCAGTTACTTTGTGGGCTCTAGTCCAGAGTTATTGGCATTCTTTTTCACAGGCGTGATGAAGTGGATTGTAATCTTTTCACCGCTGGTAGCAATCTTTGGTGTTGCTATGATACTAGGCAATAATCCTAGCAAGGGTGTAGCACAGTTATGCTTACACGGATTTGCGGCACTTATGGGATTGAGCTTTGCTACAATCTTTGCTGTGTTTACTATGGGTAGTATTGTTAGTGCCTTTATGGGTGCGGCAATCTTGTTTGCTGTAATGAGTGGTTATGGCTACTTTACCAAACAAAATCTAGACAGCATAGGAAAGTTTATGATTATAGGATTGATTGCTATTATCATTGCCAGTATTGTTAATATCTTCATTGGCTCAACTGTTATGCAGATGGTGATCTCAGCATTGGCTATTATTATCTTTCTAGGCCTAACCGCCTATGACACACAAAAGATACGTGAAGAAGTTAGTGTAGACACTAGCGATGTTGTAGAGATTCGTGGAGCATTAACTCTGTACATGGACTTTATCAACTTGTTCTTAAACTTGTTACAACTTTTTGGAGATCGTAAATGATCCGTGAGTTTATTAATATTGTAGAAGGTCGTGGCATTACTGATGAGTGGTTCAAGGACGGTGGATTCAAAACCTACAAACGTCCTGCCAAAGAACGTTACAAGATTGCTGATGAGCCTGGCACTATTGACACACTAGAGGGTCCAGTTAAGTATCCAAAAGGATTTTATATCATGACTGGACCAAAAGGTGAACAGTATCCTATTAGTCCAGAGAAGTTTAACGATCTTAAAGATGATCAAGGTGACGGTGTTTGCACACCGAAGAAGATTATCAAAGTGGCTAAACTAGCAGATCATTCCGGAAGTGTTGACACATCATGGGGTGAGAAGTTACACTATAATCCAGGCGAGGATGTCGTTGTTCGTCATGGTGAGAACGACTACGGTGTAGTCAAGAAAGACATCTTTGCACAAACATACGAGAAAATGTAATGAGAAAAAACTATTGGTCATGCAGTAAATTTGCAGACTGGGTTCGAGGAACACCTAAACGAGGTGCACTAACCTCGGATGGATGGCACGAATGGGAAGTTGAAGCAAAAAGCTACAATCCTGTTCGTTATTGGATTGCGGAAGAGGCCCTAGATGCAATCCAAAATTTTATATGGTGGCCTGTGGATCAATTATATGCTGTCAAATATTATATCAACAACCGATTTGTTTCTCGTA